ATCACTTGCCGAAAGGTTTGCCACACTTCCGGCCTGAATAGAATAGCCATTAGGCATTGCAGTACCGTTTGTAAGTGTGCCAACTGTTGAGCCATCCCATATTCCTGCAGCCAAGAATCCTGCGTTAAACGCCGCTGTAAGCGCCTGTGTAATTGCAGTGTCGTATTGTGCCATTCCTGCATCAGTCAAAGGTATTTTTGCAGAGTTCATGCGAAGTTGCATAACATTTGTCTGAATGTTTTTGACAAGTATGTCAATGCCAACAATGTCTCCGAAATCAGCACCGCTTGCCATTACACCAAGTTCAAAAACAGTAAATCTGTTCAAGCGAGTGGTGTAAACGTTGATGTTCGCTGCTTCGAGTATCTGTAACTGTCCCTCTGTTATTGGTTCGGGTGTTACACCTATAAGTGTTTTATCAGCGAGCGTGAATGAGTTATACGCGCCTGTATTTGCGCCGGAGGCATAACCCATAACCGCCGCCGCCGCATTTGCCGTCATAGTGCTGTAAATACCCAACGAGCGGTTATAGTCAGCTGCTTGCAAGGTAAGAGCCACGTTGTCTGCTGTTCCTGCCAATACTGCCGCGCTGGAAGTTGTATAGAATTGTACTGTATTTGGTGTTGCCTCCGCGTACGCTGCCAAAGCCTCGATATCGGCATCTACCGCACCCAGTGCAGCAAACCCATACCATAAGTTGTTGGCGGTTCTGCAAGCTGTAATTGCTTGAACAGGAGTTTCTCCTGCGCCTTGAACCCCTACCGCTATTTGTGACGGAGCGGGAGATTGCCCAAAATACAAGGTTGCCGCGTTTACTTCTGCACCATTCGATTCAAAACCTGCCGTTATCATTTCTGTAACCGAACCATAAGTTTTCACACGGTCAGTTGTTGAAATAACTGTATTCTGTGAGAGAATCAAACCGAGAGAAAAAGATGGTGCTGGTGCCGCAACTGCGGGCATGTTTACTAATATGTTTAAAATATCGCTAAGATCTAAAATTGGCATGTAACTATCACTCCTTTATCGTCCTCGATTGTGATATTCGTGCTGTTGATAACCTGCTTTGGAACTTGTGTGGTGACAAGTTGATTGAATTTTGCAGACACATCATAACGGTGATACCATTGATTTCCTTTAAGTTCGGGAATAAACACCGGCTCGTTGATTTCTGGAATCAAACTAATTCCTTGTGCTGCAAACAAAGCCCTTATATCAGGGTCGTATAACATAATACGGAGAGTATCAGCCCATTCAAAGGCATCGTCTCCGTAAATTTGCCAGTCTATTTTTAAGTTTCGCACATAAGTTGTGACACGGTTTCCTGCCGTATCAGTTGAAACGTCCATCTGCCTGTTGATATTTTGGTCAGTAAATGTTAAGAGGTAAAAAGCATAATCGCTGTGAGCGTTTTGAATGCCTGCGGGGCTATCGGGATAGTTAAGAGGTATGACATTTTGAACATCACCAATAAATAGTTGCCCGTTGCTTGCCGTTGCTGTTACCGGTTGTGATAAAGTCAAGGTTATTCCGTCTTCTGAAATATCGGTTATTGTGGTGTTGTTGGTAATGCTGTCTCCAACTATTAAAGCCCCTGCAAACGCACTAGAGGTGCTTGCAACGGTCAAAGTATTAGAGCCACTAACCATTGAGGTTACATTGACAATAGGTGGTGTGGGGGCGTTAGTGGCGTTTGCAAGCATCTGTATTGTTACGCTTTTTATAAGAGCCATAATATTATTGTAAAGGCTCATATTGCCCCCATTCTCACCGCTTCGGCTTTGTAAAAGCCCCATGCCGCGCGATTAAATACATTGGTTACACGATAATTTACTTGATAGGGCGTACCATAATTTTCAGCAATGATATCTGAAATATTGTTGTGATTATCTTCTCGGTCGCGTGTGGCATAAACCGGAGTATTGGGGTCGAAGTAGACTTCAACGAATCCTGTTGCTTGATCACCTTGTTCTGTTGGCTGAATCTCTTTTGAGTTCTTAGGACTTACAAGAATACCTTTAGCTGAAATAATATCAGTTGTATATTTGTACTCTGCGCCCTCCCAATGACCGCCATGTGTACGAATAATCGTAATATCCATTTCGAAGTTGTTGGAATGGATAATCCTTGATACATTAATCACCGCTACCACCTCCGTCAATGGTGTAGGAAATAGCTTGGCGGAGCTTGTCTGTATCAATCAAAGGCTGATTAGATCCTTTGCCGGGGAAAAACTTGCCCCATGGAGACGTCCAACCCTCAATTGTGCTTTTAGCATTTGGTGCCCATCCGTTAGCAGGGTTAGTAAACCAGCTTTTAACTTCATCCCTTGCAAATTGTCCAGCATCTTCAAGCAAATGCATATAATCGTCACCGTTTAAAGCGGCTGTAAGTGCTTTTTTCATCTCATCTGCAATATCAGCTTTTGCATTATCTATTGCCGGTTCGATGATAGGGCGTGCGGGAATACGATAAATGGCACTGCCATGTTCGTGCATGTACATTTGCAAAGCGATTGAATATTTGGTGCCCTTATTAATTTCTTTCTGCATTTCGTGACGAGCTGGAGCTATTCGTGCGCCATGTGTGTGAATATAAATAAGGTCTGCATTGCCAACCTTGCCGCTCTCACGTCCGTTATCTTTTTGAGCTACACCAACCTCAATTTTATGTGAGACTAATTCTGCAACGCGCTTCAAAAGTCCCTCAACACCGCCATCATTAATTTTGTGGGTTACCTTTATCATACGAGCATACCGCCCATACCAGCTAATTTGAAGTACGGAATAAGTTGAGCCCCATAGGTAGTAGTTTTCCATACTCCCCATCCTTGCGCGTCATCCGTCATTGCGCTTGTCTCATAAGATGCAGATACATCGCCCACAGATTCAGATGAAGTGGGTTTGACTGGTTCTGCTCCGCTTATAATTCCAGTTGGCGTTGTACTTTGAGAAGCTGAAAGAAATAAAGTGATATTGTGAGCGATAAACAACCCCATGCAGTAAGTCCAATTATCAAAATATCTGCTATAAGATAGTGAAGCATTTGCACGGTCAATAAAATTTTGCAAAAGAACATCTGGTACCTGCGGGGGCGTTGTGCCGCCATCTGGCGAAGTGCAAACTGCTGTAAACTGTGGGAAAAATGATAAAAAATCGGTTGAGGCATAAGTCGGGTTATTACCGCAAGGCAGGTTCGTGGCTCTTGCCTTGTCTGCCATAAGCTTTTGCGTTGAAATATTGCCCCAACCATAGTCAAAGCCATACATTATAAGTGCCTCCCCTCAAAAAGAGGGGCAAGGTGTTTAAGCCTTGCCTTTTTTTGCATCTGCAGCGGCTGCTGCAGCATCTGCGGCAATTTGTGCTGCCTCTGCCGCTAACTGATCGGGTGTTTTTGTAACTGTTACTGCAGCAGGTGGTTGGCCTACATAGGTAATGTCCCCACCGGTGACGGCCCAGTTAAACATAGTTGAATTTGTGATTGCATCCGGTACTGAGCCGACAAATCCCGCCGGAATCTCTGTAGTTTGAGAGCCGTATTTGCATTTAAAAGCCTTTTTAGACTGAATAAACATAATTTTCCTCCGTTACTTTTAAACATGAAAAAACCGTCCTTTTCGGAGCGGCTAGTAACTACCTTGGATTAGATACCGTCATAATATGAGATCGTTTGTGGATAAAACAATTCAACTTCGGACATATTGGCAGCATAGTTGGTGTCAAATGTGTTTGTTGATGGGTTGTGCAGTGAATACATGCGAGTTAGTGGCTGCAACTCATCTACTGCAACAAAACGTTCGTTCATGTTGTATATAGCCATGCGGTCTTTTCCGCATGCGCCTGCGCCTGCGCCCCAAAGAGACACTCCAAATACAAGTTCACTGCCAAATTTATTGGTAACATTGTTATCCATTAAGAAATCCATGATTGACTTGTCAGCATACTCAGAAACTTTATGCGATACAAGCCACTGATACTGTGCAAATGGGAGCAATATATGGTTTGGAATTGCACTCATGTCGTTGCCCGAACGTGCCCAAGTGTCATTTATGCCATCGTTGATATCTGTAAGAATTTCGTCAGGTGTTTTCAAACTCCATTGTGTTGGGTTGCCTGCTCCTGCGCCTTCTGTAACCGCAGCGGCTGTAACATTGGGGTTATTGAGAAGTCCGGTTGTGCCGTACTTTGAAAGCCCTACAAACACGTTTTTGTCAAAGTGCTTGTCATAATGGAGACGAACACCATCAATCAAGATTTGTTCAAGTGAGCGTCCGGTTACTTTCTGACGAAGAATGTCAAACTCGTCAATAGACACAGGCTGTCTAAAGATATGTGTTTTCCAAGGGTCTTTACCGAAGTTCGCTTGAATTGTAGGTGCTACAGTTGCACCACCGGTTGAAACGTTCGCATCGTCATCATCACCTGCTGAACCATAGTCAACATTAAGGTTAGAAGTATTTTCAACCCATCCGCCACCTACACGAATGCCGATGTTTTGTGCATATGTAAAATTCGACAAAGGTTGGCGAATAAGTGGATCACGTTTTTCAAGTTCTGAAACAAGGAAAGCATTTGTTGAAGATACTGCTGCATCACGCGCAGCCCCTGTAAATTTGTTGTATAAGCCATTGGAAACGCTGTCTGCTGCAACTCCTCTGAACTGCATGCTTTTGCTGTCAATTGCCCTCATAGTAGTCTGTCCTGCATTTTGATAAGCCATAGTTTAAATCCCTCCCATTAAGAATTATTGCGAGTTTTTAGAATAAGCAATGCAACTCCGCTTGAATCTGCTGTGCTGCCGAACGTTACATTTGTGATCTGGATTGTGTTGGCTGGTGTTACGCTGTCTGCTACTGCTTCAAACTCTCCGATTGGCATACTGGTTGTTCCACCGGCGATACGGACATAAACTGGTCCGTCAATAACCGGAGCATTTACGGCTGAATTACCGACATAAACCATAATGCCGCCCTCTTCAAAGCAAGGCACAGGGTCATTTGTTAGATAGCCACCCAAAGATTGTGCTATGTATTCATTTGCTCTCGTTACATGCGCAGCCGCTACGCCTTTAAAATTGGCTGCTGTAGGGGTCAATCCTGTTGAGCCAACGGCGGCTACACCGCCATTAAGCGAGAATATAGGAGAACCGAAATCTATTTCGGCATTGCCTGTGTCTGGAAATGTGGAAACTACTTTAGTACCCTGCTGACCGAAAGTGCCGGGGAAACCATTATTAAAAGTCTTTCCGATTGTTACTCCTGGCATAATTAATTACCTCCGTTCATTTTTGCTTTTTTGTGTGGATTCATAGCATCGTAAGCGTTTTGAGAATCAGCATAGCGCTGCTCTGGCATTGAAGCGGTGCTATCCTGCGCGTTCTGTTTGCTTGCCTTGGCGGTAATAGCCATAATTTTTGCATACCCACTATTGTCGGGTTGTCCTATGCCGTAAGCCGCTTTAATGACCGTTGCAGCGTCGTGTGCCGCAGCTTTAAACTCCGCTGGCTTGTCCTTATAAACCTTGGCAAGAAGATTGCGAGTACGAATGACTTCTGCTTTCATAGCAGACATAGAATCAGCAGAGGTTTGTGATTCCGGTACATTTTCTGATGAAATGGTGACAGAATTTTCACCCTTAATTGGGTCGTATTCTCCATTGCCCTCTTGCACTTCCTCAACGGGTGTTTCGTGATTTTCGTCACCAATAAGCTGCTCAAGCTCGTCTTTGTCATCTTCGGCTTTGGAAGCTCCCTTGGCTTCAAGTTTGTCAAGCCGTTCAGCTATCTTTTGGAGCATCTCCATAACGGGATTAGGCGCTTCGTCATGAACCTCGGGCTTAACCTCTGGCACAATTGGCTTGACCGGCTCTACATCAGTGGCTTTTTCCCCTGGAACCGCTTTCATTGCTTCTTCGATATCCTCCGGCGTTGTGCTTTCGTCTGCCGCGAACGCCTTGAACATACGTCCAAGAATATTACCTGATTTTTTTTCGACTGACATGTTTTTTCCCCTTTCGGTTGGCTTTGATTTTGAATCTTTTATGGCAATGCGAGACCCTGCGCGCCCGTTATCAACGAGAGCTACATGATTCCCACAAATTGCTTGTTGGTCAATAACACCGTTTGGCTGAGGTAGCCATTTGCACCCATAACCGCAACTGATTTCGCGCTTGCCATCTTGTATGGCTTTGATAACATCACGGTCGGCGGCAAATATATCCCCTACAAGGCAATTAGCATCTTTGCCAGTACCTCTACGAACATTTTCAACATGTCCTTTGGCATAATAAGAGAAGTTATCAGGTGTAATTAAAGGTACTGGTGGATGGTCATCCGTAAAGGCTTTGCCCTCGAACGAGGCTATTGCAGCGGGTGAGAACACCTCTTCGGGGCGGCGTAATACGCGGTACATTTTGTCGGGTTCTGCGCTGTCAAGTCCTATAAGGTCGCGCCCTGCGTACTCGTAATACCCTGTGCGAGCAAGCGGCACATTGCGACAAATTAGATTTCCGTCTGGTGTTTCTGTCATGTTTTCACTTATCTGACTACCAAAATAAGCGGTTGGCATAATATCACTTCCTTAAAATTGACATAAAAAAGAGCCGTGCGGCTCTTAACATTTATCCTGCATCATATATTCTATTGCCACAATTGTCTCCAATTGGTTTTACTTCTTTAAACGAAATATCAGGGTCAAACTTTGGCCTAAAATCTCCGTCCCCGTCTGCCATAAAAGTAACATTTCTGCTACTTCCCATCTCTCCTAACGTTTCCATGTACTTTAACATAGATAGAAAATATGGTACCCATCTTGTTTGCATTTCAACAGCAATATTAAAGATTGTCACATCATCGCTACTGTCGTTAGCTATTCCACAAGCATTGTCGTGAGCTAAGGATTTTCCATTTGTTTGGTATCGTGCAAGAATCGCCGAATAAATACGATCGTGGTCATTTTCATCATTGGTAATTTCGGCAAGCTGTGCCAAATCCTCCGGTGGAGCTTTAAGCATCAGCTTTAAACCTATTGCTATTGCGTTATTCTCCATGTCTCTGGCTTGATTCAGCACGTCAAGGTAAGTTTCTTCGGAATCTTCTCCGGCTTCGCTGTAGGCTATAGCTTCGGCTTGTTTGGGTGGTTTGCCGTTTTTTTCTTCAATTGCAATGTTGCGCGATATATCTTTTTCGCTTTTTCCTTTAACAAGTGGCATAAAATCACGCTACCTTTCCGAACTGCTGTTCAAATTGAGTTTTACTCATCATAGTAATCTGATTATCATGGTAAACATTATGAGGCCACGAAACATTTTGCCACCTTATAATCGGCTGGGCATAACATCTGCAACGAAATATTTCACCTGGTCCGTAATGTCCATCGCTCTTTTCACCAACTAATTCTTCCGGTGCGGGCTTGTCAGAGTATCGAA